ACAAACTTTATAACCGTATTCGGTCAAAAGATCTTCGTAACTATCAGCCAAACAATCAGACCATGAAATCATACTAGCAGCATGTGAATTCAGAAAATGATTCATAGAACCCAAGAAAGTGCGTTTTCTCATAGGAATGTTCTTATATCGCTTAAAACATAACATAAATTCGCATCTCCAAGGATGGGAAAAATGTGGTTTAACAATATTAAACGATCCATAAGCTAAATAACACTTAAAAATGAGTTCAAAAATCTCAGGATTATAATCATGAATAGTCATAACGAAAGCATTAACTTTCTTTGACAGTTTAATGCCTCTTTTCAAAGCATCAACAGCCAACTTTATGTCCACATAACGATTTCTATCCCCCAGAACATCTACATCATCATGTAATAAATCATAATTTCTTTCAGCAACAAAATCATTTGCGTTCATGTCAATCAATTTAACCGCTTTATCTTTAAAAACATAAGGACAAAAAGGTTGCCTATAATCAACATCAGGTTTCAAAGAAACACAAGTAACATCAAGACTCCGTTTCAACAAAGAAGCTGCACAAGCCCCAGGATGTGAACCAAAATCTAATGCTGAATCAAAATGAATTTTGAAATACCTAACAGCAAACTCAAGACGTGCTGCATGTGTACCATAAACTGATTTAGGAACGGCATAAGGTGAAGACATAGATAATAATTTCTTAAACCTCTGCCGACTCAATTTACTTACACGATTCAATATATCACGAGAATAACCATATGCAGTATCGAACCTAATCGTCGAAGCATCTTGTTTATCCCATGTGAGTTTGTTAAGACAAATTTGAGAAGGCCAAGGTCTGCGCAAAGGCACAGGATTTACTCCATACAATTCAGCTATGAATCTATCGGTAGGTACAGTCGGAACTGGTCCAACTATATCAATCCTTTTCCAAGGTCCTTTCTTCCTTATCTTATCATCAATAAAAATTTCAGTAATACCGTAATCATCTTTCAATCGTTTCAATAAATCCAAACATACAATTCTAACGCTTTTACAGAAAGGATTATCCAATAAATGGCCTAAACACCTTTCAGCAGCAACTTTAGAATCCATGCATTCACGCATACCAGGATTCAACTCTTCAGGCATCAATAATCTCGCATGAGTTTCAACAGGTGGTCTGAATATGAAATAATCTCCATTCCTATAATGAACATATTTACATAAAAAATCGACGTCACCTAAATACCTTGACGAATGAATAGTACCGACAGTACAACCAAACCTGGCATACTCATCAACAATTTGTTCATTTGTAATCTCATCAGGCAATAACATAAAATTATCATCACCATAAAGTTTATACAATAAATTAAAATTCAAACGATTTTCAATACCTCGAAATACTAAACGATGAATTAAAGTATTGTCATTCGCAGTACTAGCCCATCCGCTTTTCATACCTTGAAAAAGTTTGAAAAGATGTCCACCAGGAAATAGCACATTGGCTTCTACCATATCATCAAAAACGTCTAGAAATTTCTTGACATCACTACCAGACAAATCGGTCTCATTGAGTAACCACTCGTAAAATTTCTTCAACTCAAACAAAAGAATAGAATGCAAATGCGCATCCCAGCTTTTAATATCAACTGAAACATATCTAAAACCATCGGGGGCGAACCCCTTATCAGCTTTGAAGAACTTTGCAAAATCATTAGCACCACCATGCATCCAAGAACTTCCAACCGCACACCAATCAAGATAAAGATTCATAAAATTCGCTACGGGTTGAACAACCAACATTGCAATTAACATTGGTGAAAAACCCGCATACATAATCAAACGACC